AGGAACTGGTAGAAGCCATCGCCCAGGGCGTCGTTCAGGATGCGGCGGTCCTTGCCGCGCATCTTGTCCTTCGCCGAGTTACCGTAATCCACGTTGTAAGGCGGATCCGTCACTGTCATGTCCGCCAGCTGGCCGCCCATCAGCTTCTCGACATCCGTCATCACGGTGGAGTCGCCGCAGAGGACGCGATGATCGCCGAGGATCCACAGGTCGCCCGGCTTGCTGACAGCTTCGGCGGGGACCTCGGGAGCTTCGTCCGGATCCGCGTGACCCTCGATCTGCTCCGCGCCCAGGAGCCTGTCGAGTTCGTCGGCGACGAAGCCGGTCAGCGCCAGGTCGAAATCGTCGAGCTTCAGGTCGCCGAATTCCAACCGGAGAAGTTGATCGTCCCACTCGGCATTCTCGTGCGAGCGATTGTCCATGATGCGGTAGGCTTTGGCCTGCGCCGGGGTAAGGCCCTCCGCAACGTGGACCGGGACCGTCTTTAGGCCCAGCTGTTTGGCGGCCTCAAGCCGGGTGTGTCCAACAATCACCACCAGTTTCTCATCGACAACGATGGGCTGGCGGAAGCCGAACTCGGCAATGGACGCCTTCACCGCGTCAATGGCGGCGGTGTTGTTGCGGGGGTTCCTCGCATAGGGCACCAGGCTCTCCACCGGCATGTCGGTGACGATCATCGAACCCCCTGACCCCTGAACGGAAAAGCCCGGTTTCCGGGCGTTTCAACGCAAGCTATTCAAAACAAAACGGAAAAATCAAAAGCAGAAAAACGCTTGAAAACCGGGCTGCGGCGGCCGCGCATATCTTAGGTTGAAAATGGGGCTCCTACCCGCCCCCCCCTCACGGCGGACGCGCTCTGCGCGGGGCACCACGGAGCCCCACACCGCTCACCATGAGCGCGATCAATCGCGATGCCTCGGTGAGGATGCGCGGATGCTGCTCCTGCCATGCGGCATGGGCTTCATCACGCAGCATTTCCTTCGGCACGGACGGTCCCCACAGCTGCTCGATCGGAAAGCGTGCCTTGCCGGTGCGCTTGAAAACGCCGCCGCTGTAGCGCTTCACCACGAAGGCGGAGCGAAAGGTCTGCGCCCTGCCCCAGATCTTCGCGCGCACGCCGTAGGAGAACTGCTTCGCGCCAAAGAACGAAAGCGGCAGATGACGGCCGGTGCCGGAGGTCACGGTCGACATCGTGGCACGGGTCGCAGACTGGAATCGTGTCGCAGCATTGACGGCGCCGCGCGGGATCGACGATTGCTGAGCGAGCGAACGGCGCAGCTGCGTGAACGACTTGCGGCCTTCCTTGTTCAGCGCCATCGAGAAAGCTCGGCGAGCTTCACCCTCGCCGATACGATTGCACGCGGCTTCGAAGCGGGTGCGGACGTCATCGACCTCGAGGAACTGAACCCGCATGGCTACCCTCCGACACGCAAAACGCCCGGAGAGTTATCACCGGGCGCATTTGTGAGCTTTCAATATCGGAACTTTTAGCGGCGTCGCAGGAACGTGTCAACAGTCTTTTTCAAGTAAATCTCACTTTTTTTAGTAAGTTGGTTTTCAGACCCGCCTGCAATGCGCTTGACTCATACCAACCGGAACAACCGCACCAGCGCGTTCAGCGCGACACGCAAGTTCCCGATGTCCTCCTCGGACCAGTGCATCGCCTCCTCGTCCGTGCAGATCACGCGGTGCACGAGCAGGGTCGGTCGCCGGCCGCGCGACATCCGCTGCTCACGGTCACAGGTATCGAGAGCGTTCGTGGCTTCCTCGAAGCGCCGCTTCAACTTCTCGATTGCCTCCAGCACCGGCTCGCTGGGACTCGCACCGAAGATCCCTTCGTTGATCAGCAGGCCAGCCACCGAGCTGGGGCTAGGCATCGGCAGGCCAACAACGACATGGTGCTTCTGGTACAGGTCGGCGAAGATCATGCCAGCCTGGTACTGAGGGTCACTGATGAGTTCACGGAACGCGAGACGGCCCAGCGCCGTGCCAAGCCTCTCGTCCTTCGCCTGCTTGGCGGTGACGCCGAAGTGGCGGCGCCGCGCATCGATGGCCACACTCATGGCATCCCTTTCCGTTTCCTGTCTGGTGCGCTTGCCACAGGCGTAGCGCTTGCCGGGTTTCCGCTTGCGTCCGGGGGCCATGGCTCAGCGTCCTTCCGTGTTCGAGGTTTCGATCAGCTCGCGCAGCAACGCGGCATAGCCGCAGACATCCACCGCCGAGTCTTCGTGGGCAGGGTCGTGGGCGAGGCGCGCCAGCTTCAGGTCGAGCAGGCACAGAACGACCTGCGCCGGGGTAATCTCCCGGCCCAGCGTCGCCGACCACCGCGCTGCGATGGCGGCCATGTTGTTTGCGGCGTCGCCGTACTGGGTGCTGCGCTCGGCGATCACGTTGGCGACGTGCTTGAGGAACATTTCTGCGGGGGTGCTCATGCCAGGCCTCCGTTCGTCTCGATGGCCCAGAGCAGGATGGCGATGGCATCCGCCTCGTTGTCATCGGCGGGTTCGAAGCCGCGCGCGCGCATGGCAGCGATCACCGCCTGCTTGTCGGCATTGCCCTTGCCGCAGGCATGCCTTTTCCAGGTGCCCACCGGCACGCCGCTGTAGGGGATGCCGTTCTCCTCGCACCAAGCAGTGAGCGTGGCGAGCAGTCCTCCAAAGACGTGTGAAGCGTCCGTACCGAGATGCCGCCGCACCGCCTCGTAGTAGATGGCATCGATACCGCCGGTGACCTCCAGCGTCTGGTCGAGCCACTTGCCGAAGCGGAGGTAGCGCATGCCACCGCCCTCGAAGCGGCTGGGCCGGAATTCGGCGGTGCCGTGCAGGATCCGGCAGCGAGCGGTGCGGACAGCCCAGCCGGTGGTGGTGCCCAGATCGAGGGCGAGGATGGATGGAATCGTCGGGGTTGCCTTTGCCGCGGGCGCAGGCAGAGTCGGGGGTACCATGATGGTCTCCATTTGTCAGGGTGGAAGGTCGTCGCGGTGGAGGACGGCGGCAGCCTCGTGCTTGGCGGTACTGGCTGCCGTCCGTCTGACTTGGGTGGAGATGGGATCAGTTATCCATCATCCCACCAGATAGGCTCCGGGTTAGGTGCCACACCCAGCTTCAGCGGGTGGCACCTACCCGTAAGGGAGGAAATTTTGCGCTTTTGCGCTTTGTTCAAGTTGTTGATTTGATTGGGCGAATTGCAAACCGCAGATTTGATCAGTCTACTGAACAAGTTGCGCTTTTGCGCTTTGTGCAAGTCACTGATTTGATTGGCGTATTTCGAAGCGCAAAACCGCAAATTGAAAAGTTGCGGTCGTTGCGGTTCGTGCGGTTGCGTTTGCTGCGTGGTCCATTCGTTGGCAAAAATCATGTTCAAACCTCCTCCTGGTCGACCCACACATCGGGGTTCTCGACGCTCAGCAGCGCGCCGGTCTGGGGGCACATGAAATCGGTCGGCAGCACTCTCACGATGACCGGCTCTATTTCCCCGGTGTCCGGATCCAGCCTCTCGTCGGCGGTGCGAAAGACCATGTCCTTCACACAGAGGTAGCCGTACTTCATGCTGGCCTTGGGCAGGCCGAGGTCCAGCGCGGCTTCGCCTCGAACGAACTTGATGTGGCCCTTCGTGGCGAGGACATGGATCCGGTTGCGGATACTGGTCTCGCCGCCCAGGCTTCCCTTGTTCTCGAACTTTGCCGCGAACTGGCTGAGGGTGAACATCTTCCCCTGCGCGGCCTGGGCCGCGATCATGTCCACGATCACCCCGCCCTTGCGCTCACGCTCCGCATCATGCTTCGCACCCGCTTCCTTGCGCACGAGACGCTCGTTCATGGGGTTCAGCTCGATCCACCGGCCGTTCTCCTTGTCGATGAGCTTGGGCTGAAGCGCCGGGCCGTTGCGGAGTTCGATTTCCAACCGGCGCATGGTGCTGTCCTCGTCGGGGCGGTGCATCAGGAGCCCCGAGGTATAGAAGCCGCGGAGCGCGCTGGCACCGGACAGGGCCTGGAAGGGATCTTCGCCCACGGCCTTGCGGTTTATCTTCTTGGTGTGGTGGGCAAGGATGACACCGCAGTCGGGCGCCACGGCTTCCCGCAGGCGCTCGACACGCTCGGTCAGGAAGAACATCATGGCGTTGTTGTCGTTCTCGCCGCCACCCTCCTCTCCGCCGTCGAAGAGGTTGCGGATGGGGTCCAGGCAGATGATGTCGGGCGGGGCGTCGGGGAAACGGACCCGCACAGATTCGACCACGAGGGCGAGCCCCTTGTCATCGAGGATCATGCGGAGCTTGGGCGTTGCGAAGAGATTGTCGCGCGCCCCGGCGATCACCGCTCCATCCAGCCTGATCTGCTGCATGCGCTCGCGGAGATAATGGTACTGGATCTCCGCCTGCAGATAGAAGACGCGCAGGGGC